GCTGTCAAAGACATCTCCTTGCTCGTCGCTGTACTCGAATAGTTCTGCTTTGAGTTTGTATACATAACCCTTACCTAACTGGTAGAATGGTTCTTCATGCTCTACGAATTTTATCTCAAAGTAATTACTTGTTAATGGAAAATATATCAAGTCACCTTCTTGTGGTCTCTCAGGTGCTTTGTAATCCTTATCTAATAGAAGGAACTGTGATATAAGATCTGAAAATCTTTGTGAAGAGATAATCATAGTTATCTCATCTGACTGGGCTACACCAAACTTTGTAAGTAGATCACCAGAGCCTTGGAACCCTTCTGGGTTTTCTAGGTATGCTTCTATAATATATGCATCATTAAATTCACCTATCACCTCTTCATTAAACACACCATCAGTATGCATGATCTCTCTAGGACAATAGAGTATATCCATCCCAAACATTTTGAGATGTTCTTCTACTAAGTTCTGTAATAGAAACTGTTCGTTCCTAGTACCATGTGTAAAATAAGTATTCCTCATCCAATCATATCCATTGGCATGGTCTCATAAACGGTGAGCATCTCTTCTTCAAGTTTTTGAACCATCTCTTTACCTTCATTGTAGATGAACTCACCATTCATAGTGATGCCACCAGGTAACTGTGCTCCTTGGAACTTGATGAGATTAGCACCCCATTGTCTCTTTACAAGTGCGGTTACATATCTCTTCATCCATATATCATTATATACATCAGTGTCTGCAGTAGGATCTACAGCACGATAACATTCTAGAACTAGGAAGTCATCTGTATTAACATCAGTCTTCCAGTCCAAATCCAAGTAAAGTTTATTTCCTCTCAACTGGAACCTTGTTTGCTTCTGTCCTTCCAGTAAGAAGTATATGTCTTCCAACCTACGGTTGACCATTTCATAGGTTAAGATCTCTGTGTTGGTTAAATCCCAAAGGTCATTCAATCTCCACTGATACCTAACATCGAATAAATTTGTTACGTTCTTAGATACAAATGGGAATACCTTAATGACACTAGTGATATGATCAGGCATATTCACGTAGTTATTCTGCTCTAGGTAATCAACAGCAAGAGCATTAGAAGTACCAGATGCAATAGTAGTGGTAGTATCAGTGACCATGTTCTCACGCATGGCTTCACTCCACTTAATCTTTACGTGGGTTCTAATATAACCATCGCTATTTCTCTCATTGAAATATTGAATAGCATCATCTACTAGATCATCTATCTGATCATCTTCGATGTTTATTTCTAGGACAGGTGCACCGTTTTGTCTTAGTGCATAATCTATAAGTCCTTGCCTTGTTGAAGCTTTAGCCATGTTAGGTAGGATTAACGTTGAATCTAATTCTTACATAATATGTAGTGTTAGCACTAAGGTTAACAGCACCTGGGAGGGTGTATGATGTCAAGTTTGTTGAGTTACCAAGAGATTGGTGTACAATAGTTGCAAATGTATTTGCAGGTGAGAACTGCCAATCACTAGATGAATGCTGATACCCAGTCTTCATTGCAATTGGATCAACATTAATCGTTGGATTAAATGCTGGTGTAATTGTCTGAATGTCTGGTTGATCAACAAATGGAGTTGTAAAGTTAACAGCAGAAGTGTATGCACTCTCTAATCCATTGTTATCTCTGAACTTAACCTGCACAGAATATGCAATGTCAAACTCCAGAGTTGCTGCTGGTACAGTAAACGAAGTTAAGTTACCAGTATCACCATTAACGAATGTATTAGAAGTATCATATACTGTGACGTTATCACTAACTCTTCTTATTCTCCAGAATGAGGAGAAGTGAGTTGATCCAGCATACTCCTGAATGAATGCTGCTGTAGTAATAACTGGTTGTCTAGAAAGAGTTCTATTAGTATCAGTATCAATAAATGGAGTTACAGATGCAGGTGCTGATACAAATTCAGATTCATTAACTGTTAGTGTTGCTGCACTAGATGTTACTGAAGTTGCAGCTGCGTTGGTAAGTACACAACGGAATTGTTCAGATGGAGTTGTTGGATATGTTGTTGTAGGTGTAGTATATGTTTGTGAGTTAGCACCAGCTATAGCAGACCAATTAGAACCACTATCAATAGACTTCTGCCATTGATATGAAATTACATCACTGGTAATAGAAGCAACAATATTAAATGTTGCAGTGCCACCTTCAATAACAGCCTGTGATTGAGGTTGTGTACCGATAGTGATAACACGTAGAACAGTTAATACTGCAAAGTTAGAAGTGATGCTCGCAGCAGCACCAACAAGAGATGCTACACAACGATAACGATCAGCACCATCAGTAGCATATACAAGAGTTGGTGTTGTGTATGATGCACTGGTTGCTCCACCTACAGCAGCGTAGTTTGAACCACCATCATCAGATCTCTCCCACTGATAGGTTGGAGTTCCACTACTTGTGGATGTAGTTATTGCAAAGTTTGCAGTACCACCTTCATTAGCAGTTGCATTAGATGGTTGTGCTGTGATTGAGAATGTTCTTTGAACTGTTAAAGCAACAGCATTTGTTGTGGCTGGAGAAGCAGCACCTACCGCAGATATAACACAACGATATTGATCATCATGATCTACAGCATATGTTGTTGCAGCAGTTGTATATGATGCTGACGTAGCACTACCAACTTGTGCCCAGTTGGAACCACCATCGTCTGATTTCTCCCACTGGTATGTTACTGAAGGTTCATGATGTGATTGACCTTCAAATCCTCCACCTCCACCACCAGTAGGAGTATCGAATTGATCTACCTCGAATGATGATGATGCAGCATTACCACCAACAGGGTTCATAGTAACACCACCTAAACAGGTGAATGTTGCTGTCTGAGTTTCATCAACTGTCTGAGGTGTTGGTTGAGTTGATACTACAACGGTTACAGTTTCTATTTGTAATGTAGCAGCATTAGATGGAACTTGTGTTGCACCAGGTGCTGAGAGTAAACAACGATACTGGTAACCATCTTCTGTTTCTGTTAATGTAGCAGTAGTATATGTTGCAGTAGTACCACCAGAACCTGTAGAAACATTAGACCATGACGCACCACTTGTGATAGATACCTGCCACTGGAATGTAATATCTCCAGCATCGTTATCGGATGTAGTGGCAGCAACACCAAAGTTTTCTGTTCCACCAACTGCACCAGTTGTATTAGTTGGTTGTGCAGTTATATTAATACTTCTTTGAACTAGATTCCTAGCGACGCTACTGGTGACGGGAGTCGCTCCTGGAGCAGATAAAATACAACGATAGTAATCTCCATAGTCATCATCGTATGTCGTAGCAGCTGTAGTATATGAAGCTGACGTAGCACCACCTATGGATGCATAGTTCACACCGTCGCCATTCTCAGATTTCTCCCACTGGAATGTGACTGTAGCAGAGTCTGCAGTAGTACCAGCAACTGTAAATGTGGCAGTTGCAGGAGCCATGGGTTGTTGATCAGTTGGTTGATTACTTATAGTAATAACTCTGAATACTGTTAATGTAACTGCATTCGTATAAGATGGTGCTACGGAAGTACTAGTTTCCATCTTACAACGGAACTGATAATCATCCTTTGCATAGTCATCATCTACAGTCAGTGTGTTAGTGGTTGCACCACTATATCCACCACTGTTAGCAACGCTAGACCAACCAGCTCCACCATTAGTTGATACTTCCCATTGGAATAAAATTGTAGATCCATCAGAACTAATACCAGATACAGGACCGAATGTGGCAGTGTTACCAGATCCTGCTTCAACTGAAGCATTGCTAGGTTGCCCAGTTATAGTAACAAGAACACCCGTTCCTGTTGTGATGAATGAATATGATCTCGCATTACCAGTAGTATTTTCAGTTACTGTGAAATTGAATGTTGTATCTTGATAGTCAGCTGTTACAGTGCCACTCAAAGCACCTGTAGATGTATCCAATCCCAATCCAGATGCAGCGATACTATCTCCACTGAGAGTATATGCTTCTAAGGTTGGTTCATTTGCAAATGTTAATCCTGCCAAACCAAGGTCAATATTAACACTCTGACCATTTGTAAAGGTTCCTACAGAACCAGCACCAGTTGTCCAAGTTACATTGGTGTCAATATATGGGAAGAACACACCACGCTTAGTGGTTAGTGAAGGACCAGTTTCATCATACTTGAAGTCAACACCACTATCTACTGGGTAGTAAATTACATTGGTATACGTACCAGTACCAGCAGCTTCCTGTGTATCTGTTTGAGATCTTAAAGTTACTGATCTAGAAACTACACCATCAATACTTTCATGGGTTTTACTTTCAGGATCCACAAGTGCAAGATAGTTTCCACTACCACCACCA